CCGCTGGCGTCCAGAACAATCGGGTTGGCGTTGGCAGTCGTCTCCGCCGCGGTGGTGTATGTCGTACGAAGGTTAGTGGTTCCCGCTTCGTAGGTGTAGACAAACCCGCCAGCCAGCGGGGCGCCGTTCTGGTCGAAAAACTGCAGCTTAGGAACCGGGCTGATAGTTGCCATAGGGTTTACCCTGTCAGGTTGTGTACGTTGACGTGTACCGACGGAATTAGCGGGTACGGCGCTGACGCAGTAAAGGTTTCAAGTTGCAGGTTGACGTTGGTTGCCGCCCACGCAATCTCTACGTAATCGTTAGCGGCCAAAGATACCATGTAAACAAACGCTACGCTAGTCTCTGGCACTGACGAGGACATGTGCTGGACTATCCCGCTGCCGGGTAGGTCCGTAGTTCCGTTTTTGCGTAACCAAGCCCTTATGTCGCCCCCGGGGCCTGCCGGGCGACCGCACTGCAGCGTGACTGCGAAACTGTACATTCCCGGCGCTAGCACCGTTATCCGCGACGTCGGCGAGCCCAGCGCAACACCTTGCGTGAAGTTTGTGGTGTTGAAAGTAGCTAGATACCGCGTGTTGATGACGGCGGCGGTCTGGGTTGTCGTGTCGTAAAAGGCTCCCACGCGGCTCATGCTCGTGTGCGGCGCGTACGTCGGGGCGGCTTGCAGCGCCTGCAGGACCGCGTCGGAGACCGCCATCGCGTCGGGGTAGATCGGCTCAGGGCCGATCTGCACGTCCTGCAGCGAGACGTCGGTGCTGCCCGAGCCTGTCAGGGTGAACAGGTTGTTGAGGAACCGGTACCACTCGCGCGACACGAGCGACGGGTTGCGCTCGTCCAAGAAGGGTACTTTGTTCAGGGGGATTTGCGAGACGTTAGGCATCGGTCTTCTTCACGTCCAGCAGCGCGCCCATCAGGGCGATCTTGACCGGGTCGCTGCCCGACACTTCGTAGACCCTGTCGCGCAGCTTCATGGTCATGCCGAGACGCCGGAAGGTCACTTCGTTGCCGGTCTCGCCGATCCGGCCGAGCGACGCGTGGTGCTCGTTGGACCACGTATGCCCGCCGTCGTCGGACCAGCGCAGCATGACGCGGGGGTTGGCCCCGACGACAGTCGCGCTGGTGACCAGAATGAAGTCGTCGCCTGTCTCCGTGATGATAAAATCGCTGCTTTCAGTGAGAAGCAGCGAGTCAATCGGGTCGTGCGGATCGACGCCCGCCAAGCCGACGCCGGTCTGGAAATCGAGCTTGAGTGAGTGTTGTGCCGTACGCAAGAGATCGTTTGCGCCCGTGGGGAGCGCCCGCCACGAGCGCAGCCAACGCTGCGGCGCGCCGTCGTCGTCGTAGGTCTCGGGGTCAAGGTGATAGATACGCCCGTCCTCGTAGTCGCCTACGACGGTGAGACCGCTGAAGTAAGTCTGGCAGTTGGACCTGTGCCGGATAGGAACGCCCAGCGCGCTGTCCCAGCTTTCGCGCTCGTGCCACGCGTCGGCCGTCTCGTCGTAGCACCACGTCGCGCCGCGGCCGTCGTTGGCCGACGGGAACGTGAGCACATAGAACGAGTGGCCGTCCTGTTGGTATGTGTACCCCAGCGCGTCCGAGATGTCGCCGTACGATTGGATTTGCCACTCAATCGCGTGGGTCGAGACCCGGCGCGCTTGGTAGCCATTGGACTTGTAGACCATGCCCGCGCCGCGCGCGTCGGAGCCGAGCCAGAAGATACCCCCGGTGGTCTTGGCCAGCGTGTAGGTGGCGGCGCAGCCGATCTCGTTGAACGCGCCTTGGATGCGCGCCAGCGGGAAGTCAGGCAGGCCCGCGTTGTACCAGACTTCGACCGAATTGAGACCCATCAGCCAGACTTCAAGGTTGCTCACGATCAGGCCGCGCAGCCCGTCCGGCGAGCCCTCGGCGCTGGCAAAATCCAGCGCGTCCACGTTCGTGCCGTCGTTGAGCGCGGTCACGAAGAACATCTGGCTGTTCGGCACGGTGAACACGAAGAACCCGTCGATGAACCCGACGCTGTTCGCGCCCGGGAAGTCGGGGTCTGTGATCTGGGCGAATACGCCGGTGGTCTGATTGTAGATGAACCCGTCGGGGTCGCAGGCAAAGAAAATCTGGTTGCCGTTGTCGGCGATGGAGACCGGCCCCGAGCCGGTCACGGTCCCCAGCAACGTGGGCGTCGCCGTCGGGCCGGTGATCATATACGCCTGCGTGCCCGACACGACGTAGCACTTGGTGCGGTCGCGCGAGTTGGTCCAGACGCCCCTGATAGGGCCTGTGCCGATGGTCTGGAGACGGCGCAGCCCCGGCGTACGCTGGAAATACGCGGTGGTCTTGCCTGCGTCCAGCACTTCGGGGAACAGGTTCACGAGCCGGTTGTTGGCGGCGTTGACCGACCGGGCGACGTAGGACTGTCCGAGGATGGGGCTCGCTAGCATATGGCCCTACTGGTTCGTGTAGATGTTGAACCGCGCGCCGCGGACGCCTGCCAGCGCGCCGGGAACAGACATCACATCCATCGGGTTGTTGATGCGCTTCAGGTTGCGCTTGCTGACGTCGGCGATCCTGATGACGCGCGGGCTGGGCTCCACGCCGAACTCAGGGGCAAGCTCGCACGCAAGGTTGTAGCGGAACGCGCGCAGGTAGCCGGGCGGGAACGCCAGCGTCGTGGAGAGCAGCGCGGGCTGGCTCAAGGGTGTCACAGACACGATCTTCCACGTCAGGGCCTGCGTGGGTACAGGGTACACAGTCAGCGTGGTGTCGGGGTCAGTGTTCCGCACGAACAAGACCTGCGGGTAGGAGCTTGTCGTGGTCTTGAGCGCGATGCTGTTGTACTGCGCCTCGTTGATGATCGTGATCGGAAACGACAGGCCGGTGCTGTCGACGAAGTAGGTCGAGTCGTCGACTTGGATCGGCCGGGTGCCGACGAAGTTGCCGGTCGGCCCCAGCGTACGAGTGGCTTGGTTCGCGGGCCAGCTGAACGTCTGGGTCTGGGTGGCGTAGACCGCGAGGCGCTCAAGGCTCCACGAGTCGAGCATCTGGTTCATCGCAACGAGCGCGTCGTTGGATGTCTCAGCTGACGGCACTTCGCCTTCGGCCAGCTGGCCGATGAGCCTGAGCGCGCCGTTGATTAGGTTGCTGGCGCTGACCATTAGTCAACCGCAGGTTTGCGCGCGCGGCGCGGCTTGGGCATTGCGTTTTCGGGCTGCATGCCGTTGTTGGCGGTTACAACGTACGCTAGCGGCGCAGCTTCAGGTTCCGGCTCCACACTAGGAGCAGCAACAGGAGCGGGCTCAACAGGATCAACAGTGAAGCGCGTCCAGCCAAGGCTTTCATCGTAAGCGGCTTCTTGCTCCGAGCACGCAACCTTGGCTCCATGCTTTTCGTGTTTGAGATAGATGGCAGGCATCCGCTCACCTTTCAGGGGTTGCAAGAGTTGCCCCGCGGCTTTCGCCGCGGGGTTAATTACTCGGTTACGACGGCAGCAGCGGGATCGTGTAGACCTGCGTTGCGCTGTAGAACCAGAAGATCGCCGACACGTTAGCCGCGAGGCTGATCGCGCCAGTCGTCGCCGTCAGGGCGTTAATCTGCGCGCCTGCAGGCGGGTAGATTTTCAGCACGGCGGCTGCGCCATTCTTGACGAACACCATTTTGCCAGCGTCGAGCGCGGGGAGGATCGCGCCTTTGGTGGCATCGCCCGCCGTGACGAGCACGCCGGGGGTCGTGATGGGTGTTGCGTCCGCGTTGGTGGAGCCCGCCGCTGCGACGGTCCCTGACGTCATGCCAAGGGCAGTCGAGGCGTTGACAGTCGTGAACGCACCCGCGGCGGGGGTAGTGCCGCCGATGGGCGAACTGTTGATGGTAGCGCCGTCAACCGTAGTGCCCGACGTGAGCGCGGGGTCAGAGTACGCAATCCCTACAGATTTGTTGTTAGGCATGTGAAGCTCCAGAAGGGTGTGGGGCGGTTTTTAGCCGCCCCACTAGGTTAGCCGACGATGTAGAGCGTCCACGTGGTAGCGCCCGTTTTGCGAGCGATGAGTGTCACGCCGGTCGTGATCGGGACGGCCGCGCGGCCGACCAGAGTCCAGCCCGTGTTCGTCGTCAGAGTGATGACGCCGGACGACGTGCCGAGGTTGATAAGCTGCAGCGTGACGGTCGAGTCGATCTTCGCGTTGACAAGCGTCGCCTCAAGAGATGCGACGGTCGGCAGCGTGTAGGCGGCCGCCGACGTGGAGGGGTTGCCGACCAGAATGCCGCTCAGAAGTTGAGCGACGGTCAGGGTGGCGTCGCCAGTGGCAGCGCCGGGAGTGCCTTGGACGCCGAGCACGGGTTCAGAGACGTTGCCGTCTCCGATCTGCCGCCCGCCGCCGACTGAGGGAAGTGCCATGTTAGTTCTCCTTTACCGTGATGGCCGTTAGCCAATCAGGCGAGTTGCCATTTCGGGGCGGATGACTTTGTAGCCGTACAGAACGTCGATGCGGCACGGCATGCGGTCGTTGTTGATGTCGTACTGACGTACGACACGCAGCGAGATGCCGTTGTGGACCGCGCGCGACGCCATGTCGACACCCTGCGGAAGCAGAAGGTCGGCCGTGGCGAACGTGATGGCGTTCTTGTTGTAGACGAGGTTCTGCGGGTAGACCGTGGACGCCGTGCCGACGAACACGACCGCAGCCGTGGCGACCGGGAACGAGTCGACAGTTGCGAGCGCGTGACCGGCAGTGTAGATCGCCGGGGAGATGGCAACGCTCGTGTACGCGCCGCCCGCCGCAGTGTTGTCGGCGGTGCAGACGAACTGCTGGAGCGAGCCCGTCGATTCGCGCGTCTGCGGGTTGACCGCGAACACGTTGGCGATGGTGAACACGTCGCCAGCCTTGATGACCTGCGTGCCCGTGCCGGTGATGGCGAGGGTCGCTTGGCCTTGCGTCGCAACAGTCGTGGTGATCGTCGCGCCGGTGGCGGCGCGCGAGCCGGTCGTGAACTGGCGGATCGACTGCGACATGTTGATTTCGTCGTAGCCGAGGACGCCCGTGCCCATCATGCCGG